AGAGATGGGCAAGCGTCCTCAGCTGGCCGTGCTTGATGACTTGATCAGCGATGAAGATGCGCGCTCGACTACTGTCATTGCCGCTGTGGAAGACACCGTCTACAAGGCGGTGAACTATGCGCTGCACCCGACCAAGAACATGATCATCTGGTCAGGCACACCGTTCAATGCAAAGGATCCGCTGTACAAAGCTGTGGAGTCTGGGGCCTGGGCTGTCAACGTGTTCCCTGTGTGCGAGCAGTTCCCATGCAGCCGGGAAGAGTTCCGTGGCTCATGGCCGGATCGCTTCCATTTTGACTACGTCAAAGAGCAGTACGACACCGCTGTCAAGCTGGGCAAGGTTGAGACGTTTAACCAGGAGCTGATGCTGCGAATCATGTCCGAAGAAGACCGAATGATTCAGGATGGAGACATCGGCTGGTACAAGCTCGATGCTGTGCTTCGCAACAAGAGCCGGTTCAACTTCTACATCACCACCGACTTTGCTACGTCATTGAAGGACAAGGCTGACTACTCGGTGATCAGCGTCTGGGCCTACAACAACGTGGGTGATTGGCTTTGGGTGGATGGTGTGTGCAAGCGTCAGCTGATGGACAAGAACATCAACGACCTGTTCCGGCTGTCCCAGATGTACAAGCCCCAGCAGGTGGGCATCGAAGTGACCGGGCAGCAGGGTGGCTTTGTCTCTTGGATCCAGAACGAGATGATGGATCGCAACATCTACTTCCCGCTGGCCACCGAAGGCAACGACAACAAGCCAGGCATTCGACCCAACACCAACAAGATGGTTCGATTCAACACCGTGGTTCCTTTATTCAAAGCCCGGAAGATCTTCTTCCCGATCGAAAGGAAAACTGAACCTACAATGGCGGAGGCCATGAATGAACTGAGCCTGGTTTCTGTTTCTGGTTTCCGCAGTAAGCACGACGACTTCCTCGACACGATCTCGATGTTGTCCTCACTCACACCCTGGAGACCTTCGGAGGAAGCTCCGATGGTGGAAGCAGGGAACAGTGATGGCATGTGGGAACTGGACGTTGATCCGGATCCTGTGGATCGAATGGCTTCATACATCGTCTGAGGAACACCATGAAACTGAAAGAAATCTTTGACCAGCTCACCTATGGCGAGCTATCCCAGCTGAACATCGGCGGCAGCGAACTGGGGGCTGTGGCTCCAGCCAACTACGACCGCCTGCTGGCTCATGTCAACCTGGCTTTGACCACGCTGTACAAACGCTTTCCTTTGAAGGAGAGCAAGGTGACGGTGGAGTTGCAGCCTGGCCGTCTGACATACCCGATCTCCAGCAAGTATGCTGTGAGCAATGCAAGTTCTCTTGAGCCTGTCCGCTACATCAAAGACACGGTGGATGCCCCATTCACAGACGACATCCACAAGATCGAGCGTGTGTATGCATCAACTGGTTTTGAGTTTGCGCTCAATGATCTGGAGAACAACTACTCGATGATGACGCCCACGGCTACGGTCCTCACGGTCCCGGCAGACATTGTCATTCCACCCGTTGAACTGGACGAGCTGCTTCGGACAACGACTGTGGACGTGGTGTACCGGGCCAACCATGGAATCATTCCCAGCAATGGGGAAGACCTGGATCCAAATGCAGTGGAAGTGGATCTGCCATACAGCCACCTAGAGCCTTTGCTTTACTTCATTGCTGCTCGTCTGCATACGCCTACTGGCATGAGCAATGAAACCAACATGGGTAACACCTACTCGGCCAAGTACGAGCAGGCCTGCCTGGAGATTGAGCTTCGCAACCTGCGCGTGGACAACGTGAGCCAGCCTGATCGCTTGGCTCGCAACGGCTGGGTCTGAGCAGCATCGCCCCATCAACCAACCAGAGGAAATCCCATGGCAACAAAAGACCCACGACTCGAGCGCGCCGGCGTGTCCGGCTACAACAAACCCAAGGCCACGCCCAGCCATCCGACCAAAAGCCATGTGGTGGTGGCGAAATCCGGTGACCAGGTGAAGACCATTCGCTTTGGCCAGCAGGGTGTCAAGGGTTCACCTGATGGCTCCAAACGCAACGAGGCTTTCAAAGCGCGGCATGCCAGCAACATCTCCAAAGGCAAAATGAGTGCTGCGTACTGGGCCGACAAAGTCAAGTGGTGAGCCCTAGCTGCCCATTAAAAAGGCCCCTTGATCGGGGCCTTTTCTTTTTTTATGCCCAGACCCGTCTGGGTTTGGTAGGTACCACGGCAAAAGGCCTCAATGCGTCAAAGACTGGGCCGCGTGTGTTGACGTGCCAACCCTCGACGCCCTCGATGGGGCCGATGACATCAACAGAACCCGGGTAGATCTGTTGCACGGGCTTCATGAATGGCACCAGCTCATACCACTTGCCAGCGTCGGCCACATAGATCTTGCCCTCGTGTTGCACCGTCTGGTCGCTCTCGGCGTCTGCCAGCGGCAGTTGGTCAAGCACTGATTCCAGGGTCGGGTCGGTAACAAGTACAGGCTTTGTGGCGGGCTCGGTGACAAACAAAAGCGCGTTTGCCTCGGCCTCGTCAGCAAACTTGAGGTACAGGTCGCCGTATTCTTCGGTCATGATGTGATTCCTTGTTGTTCTGCTGGTGACAGTTGGCGGCTGTAAAAGGCGATGCGGGCAATTGTTCCGCTCATCTTTAAGTCCGCAGCACGTGAACCGATATACAAAGTTGAGGTATTTGAAGGAAACGCAGCAAGACTTCCAACGCTAGTAGAAACGACACCATTGGCTGCTTCTGAAGGTGTGCTACCCGATTTGATAGCGACTGACACCTTTTGAGAAACACCGGCGACAAAACCAGACTGAGATCCAGCAGAGCCTGTAAAAAAGTCATAGCTGAAAGTGTTGTCTGTAATTACGTTCAGGCCCCAGCGAGCGTTGGCAGATTCATTTATCTGCCAGATCGCCATGTTGCTTCTATTTGCAGGGATAGAAAACTGAGCATACAAAGTCCCAGCACTCTGGTTGTACCACCGAGCAAAGTTGTTCCCGATCATCGTTGCCACATCAGCAGCCCGAGTGACTTGGGAGGCCACTGTGGGGATGTAGCTGGTGGCAAATGCTCCGGCTTCCAGTTGAGCGCCCCATACAGTGATTGACCCGGCATCGGCCAAACTTGAGTTAATAAAACCCACGTTTGTTACGTCTGTTCCAGTAGTGGTTATGGAATACCGTGTCAGAGTAGGCGTTAATGTAATGTTTGCAGTGGCGGTAGAACCCGACGAATTAAAGATAATCAAACGTGCGTTTTTTGCCGTTGTTGAAGACATCCAGGCGCTAAATGTCCAAGTTCCGGTGGTCTGCGGGGCATTTCGGTAAATACAAGACGAAGCGTTTGCAGTAAAGTCAATTCTTGATGCACTTAATGTCCCATCAGCACCGTTCGACGTATTGCCAGTCACAACAGCAGAGTTCAAAGACTGCCAAATATTGGTGGCTGTTATTGCTTGAGAGTATAAAGCCAAGTTCGTCCGCTGCTCCTCGATCAGCAAGCCCTTGGGAGCCAGCGTCACAGGGTCATAGTCAAACCGTGGGCCGTAGTAGGCCGTAGACGTTGGAGCCGCCACAGGGTTGTAGACGTAGGGATCAACAGAGGCAGAGTCGGACAGTTGAGCACCGAAGATGTAGATGCCACTGGTGCCGTCTCCGGTGTAGCTTGCGCTGGTTGTTGTATTGGATAGCTCAAAAAATCCAACATTTGATGTCGTGGTTGGCGCTATACCAGTTACCGAGCACCGATACCACCCATTCCCCATAGCTTGAACTGCGGCAGTGCCCAGTTCTGTTGACGCCACCGTTCCCGCCTGAAGATCAAAAGTGCTTCTGGCAGAAAGCAAAACACCAAAGTTAATCACCAAGTACCGGCGCACTCCATCCCATTTGGCAAAAACAGAGGTTGTGTAAGAACTACCGGCAACGACGCTGACGGAAACGCAGTTAACACGGTGATACGCATTCGCCGTATCCTCCACCAACTTCTGAGCAAACGGTTGACCGTAGATGTCATCAACCTTTGTAGCACTGATAGAGGCAT